TTATCCTTAATATATCTTGCCATATTTATCTCTCATTTATCTTTTTTCCTACAAATTTTGCAAAAACCTTACATTTCGGACATAAAAAAAGAGCCAAAACGAATCTATTGCAATTCATTTTGGCGTTATATATAAGCTTTTTTTTACTGCCCTTGTAGCTCAGCTGGTAGAGCAATTGATTTGTAATCACTTTTAGAGCTAAATTTAATCTTTTAAAACAATAACTATTTAAAAAATTTATCTTTAATATATCTAGTCTAAATAATTTATTTATCATTAGTGTTAATATATCTATAACACAAATATAATATATGTAGAACTAAATATATTAGTCAATTGAATACCCACCACTATCCCATTTGATTAAATCAAATCATGATCGTTAGATCACATCCTATTCGGTTTATGCTTTGGCTGTTTTAGATGCTCTTTTTAAAGCTACGTCAGATACAGTACCTTTGCCTTTACGACTAGTACCTGCCTTTTTTCTACGATTCATATAATAGTACAAACCTTTTTTTGCAGTTCGACCATCTTTTGTTTTATGAGTTTTTTTTGTCATAATTTACATCCATGCCTTTCTTGACCAATAGTTAGCTGATAAGGTCTTTTGACCACTTGTTTTTATTCCACCACTTCTAGCTAAATAACTTTTTCTAGCTTTAGGGTTATTCTTTCTGATCTTCATATTTGGATCACCAAAAGTAACTTTATTAACTTTGCCTGTCTTTTGATTTTTTACATACACTCCACTTTTTTTAGAACTTCCTTTAGGTAATCTAAAAGGTTTATTGAGTGTAACTTTTCTACCTTGATATGTAGCCATTATGCTTTAACCTTTGGTTTTGGGAGTGGAACAATAATATTTTCTGTGCATAAGAATTTAATAAAAATTTTATTCTTATTAACTTCTTCGTAACCTATTTCTTCTAATTTTGTAATAGACTCATAGTTTCCTGCTATCATGCAAGAATAACCATCAACAAATAAATCAGGGTATTTGTATGGTGGCAAACAAGTGTTAGCTACAGCTGAACACATGATTAAGTTTAAAACAAAATTCATTCATTATCTTTCTTATTTAGTTTGTGTATTTGATCTTCTAGTTCTGTAATTTTTTTATTAGCTTGTTCCAAGTCTTGTTGAGAATGTTCTAATTTTTGCAAACATCTTTTATTTGCACTATCTTTAGATTTACCTGCGTCTTGCAACTCAGCTACTTCTCCTTTTAGAATACGAACTTGTTCTTTGTATTCGTTTATAAGATCTGTGTTATCCGACATTATTTCTTACTAGAAATTCCACCCTTAAATATTTGAGTGCCTTTAATCCCATAAATACTAGCTACAACTAAAATCCACAGATTAGTGAACCAGGACGGCAAGTTTGAGAAGTGATCGAAAAAAACATTTATTTTATTCATGACTTCTACGTCATCACTTATAACGCCATATGCAAGGACCAGTATCGGCAAAGTCAGAATCAAAAGTACAGCTTCGTCTTTCCAGTCAGATTGTCTAGCTTCTAGCAATTTTCCACTGTACTCAAGTTCACCATTAGCCATCTTCTCTGCATGTTTGGCTTGAGCATTGGCCATCATCATTTTAGTTTCTTGTTTCTTTTTATAAATATGACTTCCTGCGTTTAACGCTAGTTTAATTGCACTTAACCACATAGTTACTCCTTATAGTTTTGCACTCCGCATTTTACCTGCTAATTTACCAGCTCTTGCTGGAGTTTGTTTAGCCCATAGTGAGTCAAGCATTTGGAATGAGGCCTCACCATAATCTTCATTATCTAAAGCTTTCCACATATTCTGAAATTTAGATACGCCACCAATTCCTAATTGAAATACCATTTCAATAATGACTTCTTTAGCAACATCATTAATTGGTCTTTCTTCAATAAGTGTGTTGGCGTTAAAATGAGCATTATCAAAATCTTTATTAAAGATTTCTTCTAAATACTCTTTTTCGTATTTTTTATCATCTTCCCAATGATCCTCTACGCAAAGATGACCATAGCCGATTGTTCGTTTTCCAAGACTGTCTTTATAAACTACATCTCTAAAACCCTCATGTAGTTTAACTTCTTCTTTTAGTGTTTCGTACATTTATTCTCCGTTTCAATTTTGTTGTGAATTTAATCCTTATTCTAAATGCGTAACCATAGAGTCTTCTAAAAAAACACTCTATGCCTAATAATATTCTCCCCATCATCGTCAACTCCTAGCATTTGCAAACCTCACAAGTACATAATTCACCATCGTAAAAATGACTATGTAAAATTTCTTTACAGTGACACTTGCAATTACAATTTTTGCATTTTCTTTTTTTTCTTTTTTTTGGTTTTGGGAAAAAAAAAGAGTCTATCCATGCACTTAAATTATCTAGTAATCCTAAAAATTTATAAATAAATCTATCTATCATTATTCCATAATTAATTTTTTAATTGAATATGAGCCATCTATATTTTTTTCCAGCTCAGCTTTCTGTTTAATACATCTATACTCAATACTACTTGATGTATTTCTGCTAGCCTGACGTTTGCCTTTTAAACAACTACTTAAATCAGGTTGTAATCTTGCTTCCGTAATTTCATTATTAACTAATAAAAGCAAAGCTATAACTACTTGCTCCATTTAACGACCTACTTTTTTCATTGCTAACCTGTGAGCTTGAGTAAATGTTTTACCTTTACCCATTAAAAATTTCATGCTTTTCATGTGTTTAGCAGTGTGATGTTTTTTATGTTTTGCAAGTGTTGTTTTTTGTCTTTTTGTTAATGCCATTTAATGACCTCCATTTGCTCTTACTTTGTCTTTAATAATTTCTAATTGATCTTTAATTTTTTCAATATCACTCATAGCGTATGTAATATTTACGTTATTATTTCTCATGAGTTCCATTTCTTTTTGTATAGACTCAACTTGAGTTGCGATATGTTCCAACAGCATAAATTGTTCTTGATCCGTTGGTAATTGTTCAGATTTTTTAAGTAAATCAGCTTGAAATAATTCTCTACTAGTTTCTAAACTACCTATTCGGTTTTCTAGTTCAAAAAAACTAACAGTTGCTATAACTGCTCCTGCTACAATCATTAACAGATTTTTTGCTGGTAATTGGATTCCTGTGTCCTCTGACAATTTAATATTTTTCATATTTTATTTCCATGATCGACCATGATAATTTTAATACCTAATTTTTTTTGTTTAGGTGTAGGAACTCTCCAAATCTTTCGCCTATATGATTTGACGTTTTTTCTATAAGTATTCGTTTTAATATCAACAAGTTCAATCTTACCACTAGGGCTTACCAAAACTAAATCAAATGGACATTGAGGATCACATGATTTTGCAACCCAATAACCTTTTTTAGTAAAATCAACAATACATTGATATTCACCAACAACACCTTTTTGAGTAGTATTTAACTTACTAGATTTGATATTAGATTGAGCAAGGTTGATAGACTTATCAATCCTACTGCCCATAATAATTTATAAATAGAATTCACTTTAGCGTCTAAATGAGCTAAATGATTATCTTTTATAGTCGATATTTTGTTATGTATTAGTTTTATTTCACCTTGTAACTTAATAATTTGCTCTGAATTTTTTTGAGATTGTGTGGCCATTATCTATACTTATTTAAACTTTCAATTATTTTGTATTGTTCTAATAAAGATGATTGATCTTGTTCATTCATTTTAGGTAACACAGTTTGATTTTCATAAGCTGTTTGTATTAAACCTTGACCACCACTAGCATTAGGTAATTTAGCAAAAGCAATAGCATTAGCTATATCATCTATTGCTTGATTATGTTTAGCAGTTTTGGCAACAGCGTCAAAAAAGAATCTTGCACCTAAAGTAGCTTGAATACCACCAGCTTGAAACCCTGCAATTCCAGCTAGTGATCTTGCAAAACTTTGAAAGACACCTAAAAATTTTTTAGTACCACCCTCAACTTGTTTAAAATCATTTATATCAGTTGTTTTTTGTAATTCTTTTGCAAAGCCAATTAAATCTTTTTGTTGTTCTTTGGTAAATAAAATTTTAGATATTTCTTTACCATTACCATTCATCATTTGCTCAACTTCTTTTATAAAAATTTTAGGATCAAATATTTCATTTGTTCCAACTTTTTTAAAAGAATTGTTTAACATTCTTTGAAAAGCACCATCAACTAACAAATCAAATCCCTCTGACCCTTTAGGAAATATAGTTGTAGTTAATCTATTTAGAATATCAGTTGAGTGTTTTACGCTATTTGCACTTAAACTAGCGTTACCATATAAATAATTATTTATTTGTAATGCACTATATTTACCATTTAAAATATTATTTAAATATGCACCAGCTTGATCTTTAACTTTACCTACATTATTAGGTTCAAATATTTTTTTAACTTTACTAGAGTCGGCTCTTGCACTTTTAATAGCTTCTAAAACACTTTTATCGCCACTTGATAATGCACCTTGTATAGTTTTATCGTAAAATTTATCAAACTCACCTTTTAAAGTTAATAATGCTTTTTTATCAGTTGCATCTTTTGTAGTGCTTATAATTGTATTTAAGTTTCTTCTTTTAGCTTCTAAACTATCTAAAGTTATTTTAGTTACTTTATTATCTTTAATACCTTTTAAAAATTTATCAAAATCATTCATCCAAGCTAGTGATTTTGGTGTAATATCTTTATTAAGATTCATACCAATACCATCACTACTAGATACAACTAATCTCATATTTTTAGTTACATTATTAACTACTGGTGCTTTTATTTTACCAGTCCAATCAATAGCATTATATTTAGCATCAACTGCATCATCCATTTTAGATTTAATAGCGTTAATTTGATTTGTAACATTATCTATTGTATCTTCAACAGGCGTTTTTTGGCCTGGCAAAGTAGTTGTTTGTTGAGTATTTTTATTTCTAATTAAACCATTTCTAAATTTAGTAAGATAATCAAATGATTGTTTTAATTGTATCTCTGCTTGATAATTAACAATATTTTTTAAATCTTCTCCATGAACACCTTTTTTAGCTTGTTCAATCCATTTTAAAACTTTTTGATTTCCACTAGCTTGAGCTTTCCATAAAGATATTCCATACTTATTAGCACCAACAATTTGAATTGCTAAAGCAGGATCAATACCATCTTCTAAAGCTTGTGCAAATTCTTTCATGACTTTTTTGTCATTTAATAAATTTAAATCTTCAAAATTTTGTTTAGCTAGTGTTTTAGTTTTTTCGGTTATCATACCTTTGTTGTTTAGATATAAACCACTTCCACTAAATATATTAAACTTACTAGGTATAACTTTATTAATTCCATCTTTAACAATATTAAAACCACTAAATCTTGCTAAAAATTTTCCTATTGGCTCACCAGCCATTCCCATAGTTTGATTTAATAAAAGCCTATCATCTTCTATAATTGGAATTCCACCATCACCTGCTTTTGATCCCATACCACTAGCTACAACATCTTGAGTTGCCCCAGTTACAGCTGCGGCACTTCCTTGAGCTATTGATTTTTTAATAATTCCACCACCAACTTTTTTATAAACAAAACCAGCACCAGGAATGTATTGTAAAACTTGTGCAACTCCCTCAACTGCATCTTTAAATGTAAAGCCTGGTTTATTTAAATAAAAAGTTCGATCAGTTCCTTTTTTGACTGCTCCATTAGGTAATGTAACAACAACATTTTCAAATTTATCTCTTGATATGATAGCTTCAGGATATACGTTTTTTATCATATCAATTTGTGCTTCAACCGATGGTGTAATACTAAAACCTATTCCAAGCTTTATAGAGTTACCAATGTTAGTTAAAGGTGCATTATTTAATTCACCCATATTTTTAAATTCTTCTCTATTGTTGCCAGTAAAGAAATTACTTATAAAATCTATTGATGTATTAAAAAAACCTTGTTCTTTATTTTTTTTCTCAATTGCTTTAGATACTAATTCTTTTTCATCGCCCTCAACTTCATTTGTAGAAGTATCTACGTTGTCATATTTTTTTTTAATTAAAGCTTTTTCTATAAGATTTAATTCTTCTTCGTTAGTTACAACAGCCATGTTTTATTCCTTAAAGTGAATTAATTTTTTTATATTTTTTATTTTCTTCATCAATAATGTAATACCATTCACCATTTTCAGCTTGTATGAAATTATCGTTATTTTTCATTTCTTCTAAATTTGTATTTGAAAGTTTAAGCATTTCATCCATTTCTTCTTTTGGTATAATTGGATTTACAAGTTCACCATCATCATCTACTTCGTTTGTGTATTGATCCCACATTTGATTAAAAGTCATCATTTTACCATTAACTTCTTTTTTAGTTAATAATGTGTTTAAACCATCATCACCAGCTACCCAATCCTCTGCCATTTGTCCTTTTAAAATTTCTCTATTGTTAATAGCTTCCATAATTCTTGCATTAGCTTTAATACCATCAGGGGTCATAGATAAACTAGTTGTTAAACTTTCAAAAATATCCATTTCTTTTTCTGATATAGCACCTTTTGTTTGTGAAATTTTTCCAAACAATTGATTACCTGCTAATACACTAATAACTTCTGTATTTTGTATTTGACTATTCATATCTCCTATATCGCTTAACCATGAAACATCTAATCCAAAACCTTTAGCATATTTCATTAAATCAGCTACTATTGGAGCTACCTTACCAGTTTGTAAATTATCAGCTGTTATAGTAAGTAATTCTAAATCAACATTTTCTTTAGAAGCATTATCTGCTGTTTCTAAAATACTATTAAAAATTTTAGATTGACCCTCACCAACACCTTTAGCAAAAGCACCCTCAAATTTTCCACCTGTATTAACATTAACATTAGTTTGTGGAGCATTTGTTTTGTTGGTTTTAATTAATTCAATTTTATTAGTTACTAAATTTCTTTGATAATTAGAATTATTATCTAACGATGGATTAGACTCTATTTCTTCTCTAGTTAAAATTTCGTATTTATCTTTAGTTTTATTCGCACTAAAAAGTTTTTTAAGTTGACCAGCTTGTGCTATCGCAGGGAATATAGCCTCACCTACTCCTTTACCCTGTGCTCCTTGTTGTAGCAAACCTGCTGCTACTAAAAATTCTTCGTCTTGTAAAAGTCCTTTAAAATTGATTGCCATATTATATTAGTCCTTGATTATCTAGTTCTTCTTCAAATGGATTTGCACTTGTCATACTTCTTGCATAATTTTGATTAAAAGTATTACCAAATCCAAATTGTTGATTGTTTGGTGTTAAGTTTAAAGTTTTTGCTATTTTATCTTTAGCGTTGTTGTAAGTTGTCATGTATGTAGATGAAACACCTAGATTTGTATTATTAAGATTATTAAAATAATCATTAACCATTGAGTTTTCATTTGTTTCAATAGTTTTTACATCATCAGGGTTGTCAAATAAAACTACATTATTATCTGCACCACCACCACTTTGATTTGTGTTGTTATCACCTAGTGTACTTTTGTAATCAGTTTCATTAAATAAGTAATCATACTCAGGTGATCCCTCTACAATAACTCCATTAGGATTCCAATTTAACCCTGTGCCTAATTCATACTCTTTAATCATAGCAGTTGTCATGTAATTGTTTCTTCTTTTTTTATTTGCAGAATTAGCAAAAGGAGAAGTAATTTCCTTTAACATATTAATAGTAAAAAATGGTGATGTTACTAATCTTTCAAATTTTGTTTTACCAGTTAGTGCATCATTAATATTTACACCTTGATCTACAAGATCAACTATGTTTTGTGCAACAACTCTATCTTGTTGCGATTGTGTCATCGCTGTATTGTATTGGTTACTTTGATTACCTTGAAAAGCATTAGTAGAACCACCACCAGATGATTGTTGTCCACTATCATTTTGTCCTCTATCCATAGCACCTGATACATCACCACCAGCTCTATTTTGGCCAGGATCAGTTGATCCAAAACCATCGAAACTTAAAAGACCTGATGCTCCAACATTTGCTTGATTATTTTTTAAAGAGCCATGTAAATTAGCGTCTAGCAAAAGACCTTTTTCAGCATCAGTTATGTATGCTAGTTCTGTCTTTGGGCTATTAGGTGATGACTTCCAAAATCTAGGTGCTGTAACTTCTTGAGTTTCACCAAGATAATTTCTTACCCCACCTTGCATTACAAAGTCTTTTTCTAATAACATTTTAACCTTTATAAAATTATTGAAACAACAAATAAAATAGCAAGACCCATCACATATTTAGATGTTCTTTTATTTATATCAGTTTCTATATCAAAAATTATTTTTTTTATTTTATCCATTATAATAATCCCCCTAATAATCCACCTACAACAGCACCACCTATGCCTGGTGCAATCATATTACCAATTAAAGCACCACCTAAACCTTGTGTTACTCTATTTGGATTGTTAACAGTTTGTTGAACAGGAAACCCTGTAGCAATAGGATTTACCAAAGATGAATATTGTTGTAATGATTGAAAAGGTGCTAGGTTTTGTTGTCGTTGTATATTTTCTAATTGAGAACCAACTTGAGTTAATGTTGGAGAAGCACTAGCAATACCTAATTGTCTTTGTCTTTCTCTTTCATAAGAATCAAAAGCATATGGTAAAGCTTCTTGAGTTATACCACTTAAAATTTGTTGTTGACTCATTGGCGACCCTGGAGTCCGACCCATTCCACTAAACTCACTATTAACTGCTGTTGCAATTGAATTAGCACTACCTTGAAGCATTGGAGATAAAAAAGGATTTAAATATTGTCCACTTAATGTATCAGCTAATTGTTGTTGCGAAGCATTGGCCATAAGCTCTTGTTGAGCAAGGCCTTGAGTTGTTTGAGTTGTTGGTGCTACATATCCACTAGCACTTACACCTTGATTATATAAATTACCTGCCTCTGAAATAATTTGATTTAACGCAGGTTGTGCTGGTGCATATGGGTTGACTTGTGCTTGACTACCCCCACCACTTGATCCACCACCAAATGACATTAGTTATTCTCCTTTTTAATTAATTGTTTTTCAAGAACTACATGAGTTCTTTTATAGTCGTAATTTTGTAAAACTCTTTGCCAACCAACTCTAGCGTTAAGTTCCATAAGATCACAATTTTGTTCTAAAGCAAAATCTTCAAGCACTTGAATAAGACTGGTCCATTTTTGCCTATGCCTACCTGTCATAATAAATATTTGACAAGATTTTTTTAACTTTCGTTGTATTACTTCTGTAACAACAACCCCATAATATTTTTCTAAAGTTTTTGATTTGCTCTTATCCCAAATAATCCACAATTGCATTTTGTTATCTTTTAAACAATCTAAAACAAATTGTGAGTCAGTATAATCGCCTGAGTAAGTTAAAGCGTTTTGTATATCTTCTTTAACTAAACTCCATACTTCATTAATATTAGAAGTAGGTATTCTTACTAGTTTCATTAAGTTACACTTAAATAATTTAATCCTATGTGAACACTATCTGTTGAGCTAATTGTAGCCTTTAATACGTCATTACTTTCTAAGACTAAAGGCTGTGATAATAATTCAATTGAAGTATTAGCACTTAAACTTTGTGTATGTAATATTGTGAATTCGGTGTTGCTTTGAGAACTATCTAAAACATCCATAGATATAGTTGGCGTATTAGATGTATTGTTTGTAATTCGTATTGATTTTATAATTAATGTTTCGTTGTTAGCACTAGTGAGTAAGCTTGTTTCACTAGTTGTAGCCAAAGCTACGCCTTTAAATTTATAAGAATTTGCCATTATTTTTTAGGATAAGCTACTTTGACTTTTTTAATTGTTTGGTAAAAATCGTAAAACTTATGTTGTAATTCGTTATCCTTATCCATTGTATGCCAT